GTTAATGTTCATCGTTATTAATATAACAAAGGTATAGCTATTGTCGAGCAAAGCGATCTTCTTCCGAGATGTTATTGAGACTATTGTGAGACACCTACTGTCTACCGCTTAGATACTACCTTTTTAACTTTTAGTCTTTACAAAGTCCCTTCGGCTTGAGATTGTTATAATAATGAGATTTAGATAAGCCGTCTAGACGTACTTCTAAACGACACTTGCTCCTTAATTAGATAGGTCATAAGCAGTAGCAATATACAAAAGTTACAATAGCTGATACTTGTTGTACTACTCCTTTTAACAAAGAATACTACAGCTACTATCAGATCAATACACCTGTTATTTAGTTAGCTCATACTTCGTTCTTTCGCTAACATCTCTTAAAGGTCTTATTGATAACGACACTTATAACTGACCCTTTTAAGGATAGGTGTGTTTATAAATAAACCTAGAGTGTTAATGAATTACGACCAGAGGTAAGCTGTAGAACGACTACTTCTTTTATGAAAGCTATCAGTGAATTTATCTAGTTCTTCTTGAAGAAGTTCTTGTTTTCTATCAATCATCGATTGGTCTACATCAGCAGCCATTTGCTGCGTCCAATAACCAACTGCTATTGATAAAGCATCAAGACGGTCATCATGTACAAGTGAACCTCGATCTCTTGTTATTCGTGATAGCTGATACATTAACATATATCTAGTTTGTTGTTCTATAGGATAGCTAAGAGCTGACTTGTAATCATATGTTATAACTTTTGGGTCTACGATTAGACGGTGACTATTAAGTACCGGTTCTAAGGTGTCAACAATTCGTAGCTCCTTTTGTTTGTTATGTCTTACCTCTTCTATAGTAACAGGGTAAGTAGTACGAAACAAAGGTTTGATAAGCTCCATAAACATACCGTCTCCAAAGTTGCTCTCTATGACTACCTTATTAACTTTGTTATCCTTAGCGATAGCTACAAGTTCTTTAAGTGTTTTCTCATCGTATCCACCTTTTATACCACCTGCATCAGGAACATATAACAATCCATTTAACATCTTTACTACAGCATATCCCGTCTCATCCTTACCTCGTCCAGAAGGGTCAATAGATAGTACAGAACCGCTATACGGTATCATATCTCCTACAGTGGAAGAGGGTCGTCTGTACCGATCTCCTGCAAGTCCAACATTAGGTAGTTCTCTATCTGTGTTATCAGGATCACTTGACCAGACGATCTTTTCGGGAGCTACATCTGTATCAATATCTGTTATTATAAGATCGTTAATCTTTAATGGGTAGCGGTCAGCATCAGACAGCTTTGGATTAAGCATGAACTGTAGAGCATAACCGGTACGACCGTACGACATCTTTCTTTCTTCCAGGTCGAGATCAGTAAATCGTAGAGGTTCTGTAGATGTACCCACTGTCTCAGGAGATATGTTATCAGCTATAAGGGGTGCTAGATCGCCTCCGTAGTTGTTTACAGCTTCAGTCTCATCAGGATACTCAGAAGACCATATACGGCTCTTGTAGCCTCTCTCTCTTAGTTTGTTATAGATACTATCTTCACACTGTGGAGTACCTAGAAAGATGATACGGGAGGTGTCCAGGGGTTTTATAATAGCGTCAAACTCTTTTACTTGTTCATCCAGCTTATCTCTCATACCTTGTGTAGCGGAGTTGTTAGCTACTTCCACATCATCAGCTACGATAATATCAGCACGAGACCCTGTCAGCTGTGACGATATACCAAGTGACTTAACAGAGGGAGCGTGAGAAGCGGGAGCGGGTCCTACATCAAATGCTATCTTACTAAATCGTTGGTTCTCTGATGGCTTTAATCCTTGTAAAATGGGAATCTCCTGAATAATTCGCAAGGTAAAAGTAGAGAAGTCATCTGATCTATTCTTACTGGCTGATACAACAAGTATGTTCTTAGAGGGGTCAAGCAGTAGCTGATGGACTACAAAAGCAGATGTTATCCAACTCTTTCCAACACCACGAAACGCCATGATGACAGACCGCTTAGGACCGTTTTGCAGGTACTCAGCGATGTCGTACTGTAGCTCTGTGGGATCTGGGAGGTTAAGGTGTTTCCAAACTAGGAATAGAAAGTTTCTAAAGTCCCGTAGCTTGGGCGGTATCTCGATGTTGTTCTTCTTCTTCAAATGGTAACGCTTTTAATTGATGATCTAATGCGTTTAATGGAGTACCTAACCCACTGTCCATAGTAACATTGTTATCTTTGAGGAACTGTCTAGCACCGTTGAGTAGTGCAGCGTTGTACTCCCCTGTGTCGTCCATTATGTCTATACTACTTCTGTATGCGTCTGCTATCTTATCGTGCAGCTTACTTCCTTCTTTATGACTTAACATGATGTATTAGGGTGCTTGGGTTTTATACGTGCACTTACCGCCAGCGATCGTGATTGTGCTGATAACGGATTAACCGTCTGTTTTGCTCGTCGAAGCATCTCAACACTTCCATCTACGCAACGCTAAAGCTTTTCTTGTTGGTCTACCTTTACTGTCTTTCATCGGTCCTTTGACTCCTGACATCCGTGCACAAAAGGAACGCTTCCGTGGACCACCACCAGGTTGAGGGGCTTTAAGTTTAGAACCAGTAGCACGATTGTACTTCCGTCTACCCTTAGCAGTCAGCCCTCCTTTACGAGACTTCTCGCCTCTGCCTATCGACAACGATACACTCACTTCTTCTTCTTCGGGAACCCACGCTTCATATTAGCGTAAGCCTTTGGCGATATAGTTGACTTCTTCTTGCTACGGCTAATACCGAGTTTCTTTCTTCTGTTTATGTTTGCGTATAATCCTTTTGGCATATCTATTTCCTCATTAATATTTCCATCATGCGGTCGAGTTTACTGTGCATCTCATTGATAGCAGTCTCAACCTTTCCTATTCTACTTTCAACAGCAGCATCTCTTTCTCTCTGTGCAGCTAACTCCACTTCTATCTTTGTAAGTCGTTTATCACCAATGTCTAATCGTTCAATGATGCGTTTAATAATCCACCCGATAACACTAAGTGCAATGACAAGAGCGGTGTTAAGAAAACTAGATAGAGATTCAATCATCCTATGAAGCAATTCCTACTGCGTAGAGTGACCTATTACCTGTAACATCCTGAGCGGAACCCGATACGCCTTGGAGTGTGACATTAAATGTTACATTACTTCCAGTCGTATTCGGTACACCTTCAAATATAAAAGATGGGTGGTGTGCATCATCGTTAGCAGAATTTAAATTGTTGGCGTGGTTATGGTTTTTTACCCAACTTAAAGTTGTAGCTCCTTCTTTTACCTTACCTTCTTTAAAAGCTGATTGAATCCCTTGAGTAGAAGTTGAGAATACTACTTTCACCCACTTCCAAGTCTTACCTGCTGGTAGAGTCAAAGTAACTGAACCTACTGTGGTGTCTGTATTTGCGACTAAGGATGTACTTGTAGGTGTGCCTTGAGACGATACATACTCGTCACCGGCAACCGTCGCACTAGCACTCGCTACTACTTTGATTTGTTGAGTGTTCCAATTAGCCGTACTTGCAGTACCTCCGCTTGTCCATTTAGACAGACCAGCGTTACCTAATTGAATAGTAACTGTATTAGTACCTATATCCTGTACTTTAGCACCGTAGTTATTAGTTGATACTGCGTGACTATCGACTCTTTGTGAGTTAGTACCACCGCTTGTATCTCTAGCAAATATACTAAACACTAAGTTTTCAGAACCTAAATTATGAGTAAAAGATAAAGTTGCACCGTCTTGTACAGTAGTAGAACCATCTGTCGTTACCCACCCACTACTCCAATTAGGAGTACCAGCAGCACCACCACTACCCGTACTAGCAGCTGTTACTAATCCTTTAGCATTAACTGTAATATTAGCGTTAGTGAACGAACCTACATTACTATTAACAGTAGCAAGCGTAAGAGCAGTAGAACCTGTAGCGTCTCCAGTGTGTGTAGCATTTGATACCTTTAAGGTGTTAGCAGCTACAGCTGAGTTAAGCTCTACATCCGAATCTGTAATATAATTAGCACCATTAGTGAGCTCAGTATTATTAGTTGGTATAGTAGGTTTGTTCTGGATAAATGCATCGCTATTAGTATCTACTTCGCTCCAATTTGATTGTACGTTTACTTCTGCACCGTCTGCTACATTTAATAAAGCCCGTGCTTCAGTTGCTGTAAGTTCTTGAACATCAGTACCTGCACCGTTGTCATTACCAAGTAATACATTGTCAGCTGCTACATTCTGAAGCTTAGCGTATGTAATAGCATCGTCTTCTATCTGAGCAGTAGCGAGTTGTACACCTGGAGGAGGAGAACCTGTAGCAAGAGATGTAGTAATTGTATCATCTACATAGTTCTTATTAGCAGCGTCAGCATCGACAGTTGGGTCAGCTAAGTTAGTAACTTTATTACTGCCCATGTTCAACTCTCCGCTCATCGTGTCACCACTCTTAGTAACTTGTAGAGCGTCGTTGTTGTCTACATATTGTTTCGTGGATGCGTGTAAGTTAGAAGATGGATCAGCGTTAAGAGTCAGTGACCCCGTCATCGTATCCCCTGCTACATCAACATAACGACCGTCTGCATATCCTTTGTTAACTGCATCGTCGTTACTGTCTGGATCAGCTAAGTTCTCAAGGCGTAAAGCATCAGCGTTAAACTGTCCGGATGTAGCGTTTTTTGTTAAAGCACCACCTGTTATACCTTCCTCTGCTTCTTGAGCGAGGTAGCGGTTGTGTTGGTAGGAGTTATCAAGTTCTGTTTCAGTAAGTACAGAGCCATTCGCAAAGTCTACGATTCCTTCGTTCGCCTCACTGTCTCGTAACACTCGTACCTTCACATTGGAAGCGGGAGGCGTGGTAAACCGCACAAAAGTATTCGGAGAAGTTTGAACGGTGTAATCGGTGGTCAACGTCTTGCGTACCCACTTGTTTAGCCCTCCTGCTCCTTGTCCTTCATTGACTTCCACAGCAACGTGTGATGTCTTAATATACGGAAATGAAAAGTTAAAGTCGGTCTCGCTGCCGTTGCCAGTGTAGTCTACGTAGGTGTTAGCCATGATAATATATTATTAACTATTGAGTTAGGAGTTCAAGCACTTAGTCACTGAGTTAGAATTTCAAAAGGAGATATAGGTCTTATCTGTGGTGCTTGTATAGTACCTCTTGTTTGTAAGATAGTATTTAGATTCTCTTCCTTATCGTTAATGAAACTACTTAGGAATAACTTATCTTTTAAAATATCTTTTGTGGTTTGGTTGTAATAATCTCTCAATAACTGATCTAACTCTTTTAAACCTTCATTAACAAAAGCACCGTCTTTTTCCTGAAAGCCTTTATTATATTTCTTATTCCAATTAGCACTAGTGATTAACTCATTAACAGCTTGGTTTATATTTAACTTACGACCTTTCTTATATAGTGTGGTCATCTTTAACTTTTGATCGAAAGCGTAAGCCAATGTTATTCCTTCTTCGTTTATAAAATCTGTCATCGGTAATCTATCTGCTATGTTACTAGGCTTTCTAGCTATGTTACCGTGTGTGTCAGTTGCTACTATCTCATCAAACAGAGTCCTATCTAAAGGTTTCCTTGGTGCTTGTCTTACTATAGTTTGAGTAACCCATGTATGTGAACTTTCTAAGTCTTCACCTAGTAAATTAGTTTTTACATTGGGAGTGCCTAGACCGAAAGCTGAATAAGCAATCCTTTCCCAATAACCTTGTCCTCTTAAATCTGGCACACCATCCTGAAGTATTGTTTGGGTTATCTTTCTAGCTTGTGCAGGGATAGGTACATAACTAGCTATTAGCCTAGCCACAGCATTCTTTGTTACATCTCCTTCAAATTTAGCTATCTCTTGTGCAGTCTCTATACCTTGTGCTAGTGGCATTGCTTCAGCTAACTTTTTAAAAGAAGCACCAATGACAAAGTCTAGTGTCTGATCTTTAGTAAGTATAGTCTGACCAGTCTCTCTCTCCTCGTTTTTTATCCTAGCCCATGTCATAACATCAGCAGCTAGAGCTATAGGGAACGACCAAGGTAAAGCAGCTGAATAGTCTGATCCCATGATCTGGAAAGACTCTAGCTTATTCTTCTGTCTTTGATCTGGAGTTAACCATTCTAATGAACCTGTAGCAGCACCGGATAAAGCAGCTGTACCTCCTATGAAATATAAAGAAGTAGATAACAAACTATCAGTTATAATTTCTTCATTATACTTAATACGCCTCGCTTCAGCTTGCGACTTCCTCCGTGCTAGATCGTCTATTTCAACTTGTATGTTCTTAGTGGCTTCAGGGTCTGTAGTTTTCCTAAGCCTTTCATACTGTGCTTTTAACTTACGATCTAGTTCTTTTATCTTTTTACTGAAAGGATTTGCTATGGCTTTAACACCAGGTGTAACAGCTAAAGGAGCTACAGCAGGTGCTAACGAAAACCTTGCACCTCTATACACAGCACGAATAGGAACACCTATATAAGGAAGGAAAGCATCTACTAAAACAGCTAATTTACCGTCATCGTTACTTAAATCTTTTAACTTTTTAATAAGTTTCTCAGCTGAGTTTATAGGCATATCTTCTAAATCACCGTCAGCAGCGAATAACAATTCTTCTCTAATTTGGTTTACTGTATCTTCAAAGTCATGCTCATCTGCCAATACAGCTAGTCCATCACTATCTTTCCATGCGTTATCGTATAACTCATCAGCTTTCGCTTTAGCTTTAATCGGATCATTAGGGAACTCTAGTAAAGCTTTCTTCTGAGACTCTGCGTATAACCGACCTTTAATTAACTGCCTCTTAAAAACTGAGTCTACAGTCTGTATACCTCTAACACCCAAAGTCCACAGCTGAAAGAACTGACCGTTTTTGATAGCGTTAGTAAACCAGTTAGTTGTATTTTCTAAAGCTTGTACTCTTCTTTCAGCTGACTTATACGCCCTAGATACTAAAGCGTGTTCACCTCTAGGCATTGACCTTGGGTTTATTTCATCAGAAAGTCTACCAGCCCTACCATCCACTGCTGATATATTCTCAACAAAAGTACGACGAGCTTCAGCCCATAATCCTTTCAAATCAGATATAACTTTAAAAGCACCAGCTGCATCAGCCATTGCTAATCTAGTTCTTACGGGTAGTGTAGAGTTGTAAGGATTGTACAGAAATGTAGATACAGGTCTAAAGAATTGTTTAGCTACCGCTCCTATACCTGTAGGTACACCTG